TAAAGTCAACACCTGCCTCTGTCAGCACGCCTTTGAACACAGCCTCTACGATATCCCCGATCATCATGTTCATCAGGAAGTTAGCAGGCATATCAATGCCCTGCTCAGGTGCGTTCTTGTCATACCACAACTGGCAGTATGGTCTGCCGATGTTGGACATACGTAATGTGAACTTGCGCTCAGCAGGATTGAACTGCTTATGCACAGCCTCTTGGACATCCTTGACGATGCGAGCAATCGTGGCACTGTTCATGCCACGCTTACCCTTGCGAACATCCTCAAGATATCTGTGTATCTTAATCTCTGCAGGATGATTCACAGATTACTCCTCATCTATTTCAATGAACTCTTCTACGAGTGACTCATCGTCAGCAGACATACGTTGCTTACCCATGTTCTCATTGTAAGCATTGACTATGTACTGATTATAGTTACCGATCCATTCAATGAAGTCAGCAAACTTCTTCTGGTCATCTTCAGCTAAGTCAACTGAGTTGTTCCAGTCAATGGATTGTGTAGGTAAAAAGAACGATGCACCAGTAGGCAGTGAGTGCTCTTCAGTGCCACAGTTAATCCAGTGCTGTACTGGCAGACGCTTCTGACGACCAAGCTGTGTGAACGGCTCGCCCATTGTCTTGAAGGCATCACGATTATCAATCTCCCAGATGAATGGATAGACATCGGCAGTGATTTCATTGCCCTGTTCATCCACTGCATTGTTCAACTGCACCTCGCCCATCAGCACACGTACACGTTTGATCTGCTTCAGCAGTGCCTTTGTTTCATCAGGTAATGACTTGAAGTCTTCGATGTAACCTGCTGGCTTGCCGCAGTTAAACCCGCCAGTGTTATCTTTCAGATCACCGCTCAAGTCTTCAGCCATCAGTGTCTTAACATACGTCCTGTTCTCTGCGTTGTAACGCTTGTACATAAAACGCTGTACGAACACACGGAGTGATGCACTCTCACCGTAGATAAACTTATCGTCTGGCAACTGAAGACGGAACGTACCTGCAGGCACAACCTCCATGTTCTTCATCTTACCCTTGACATCAACCTGTCCCATGACAGCCTGATTCCAGATACGTAGGCGTGGCAGTGTCGAAGCTTTCGCTGGACCCTTGCTCATGTCTGCGCCCATGCCCATGGCCTGTGCCATCTCAGCAAAGTTCGCTGTATTAAGTGTTGCTATTTCTGTAGTCATAATTTAGACCTCCTGTTGGTCCAACCAGTTTACACCAATTTTTGCTTCAAGCAATAGGGGTACGTTAAAATCTATATTAAATTTATCATCTATAAGTGATTTTAAATCATCATTCATATCATTGATAAGTGATATTACCTGCTGTTCCTCGTCTGGATGTATGTCAATCACAACTGAATCGTGTACTGAATTCACTAGAATTGACTGCATCCCCTTCATTCTCTTGTGCAACTCAATCAATACGACAGGCACGATGTCTGCCGTAGCGAAGGACTGCACAGGATAATTCTTTATCGCTGTGAAGCTAGTGACCGTACCATTCTTTCTACGTTTGACATCTGGGAATGAGAACTGTCGGCCACTGGGTGTAGTAATTTTTTTGAAGGTGAGGACTTCTGTTGCGAGGTTTTTGTGCCACTTAGCAATTCCTCTGTATTTCTCTGTGAAGTGCTCGTAGTACGCCGCTTCTGCGGGTGTTCTCCCGTAGCCAGTAGCGCCATAGAGTGGCGCAAATGTGTGAGCTTTTGCCTGCTGTCTAGACGTTGTCTGCCCAGCGTCTGTGATAACTTTCGCCGTGTATGCATGTACATCGAAGCCATTAGTAACTTCCTCCATTGCTGTTTTATCTTGCGACAAGAATGCCGCCACCCGAAACTCTAGCTGAGCAAAGTCAGCCTCCATAATCTTGCCACCTGCAAATCTGGATATGAACACCCGTTTTACAGGGAAAGTACCACCACGTGGCATGTTCTGCATGTTGGGGTCACGCCCTGAGAAGCGACCCGTCGATGTCATGTGCTGAGTAAGACGAACATGAAGTCGGTTATCAGGCTTAGTGAATATACGAATACCGTCTACGAAACTAGATAGATACGTATCCAACGCTGAAAGTCTAATAAGGCTAGATAAGAACGTAGCGGCTTCTTCCATCCCCTTACTCGTTGCTACACGAGATAGATACTCCAACTTGTCTTTACTTGTACTGAATCCATTCGCACTGTGCCACTTGGCATTTGGTGCACTGAACTTCAGCCCAGCTAACTTAGGTAACTCTTTCAATGTGTAGCCACGTCCTACACATGTAGAACACTTGCTCTGATTCTTGAAGTTGCTACCGTCCTTCTTCTTCTTGTAGTAACTGCCACTACCATTGCAGTCAGTACACTTCTCAGCCTTTGTGCGCCTGACTGGCACACTTGATTCATTTACGAACCGTTTGAAGGCATCATGGTGCATATATGGATCAGCACCATTCGCCCAGTCAGTCTTGTTGATAGGCTTACGTGAGTAGATTATCCATGACAATTGCTCAGGTGAGTTGAGGTTGATTGGCGTATCACCCATCAGTTCCCTGACATGCGCATTCAACTGCAGGGTAAGCTGTGCCTTCTCCTCCTCAAATTGCTCACGTACTTGATCAAGTGCATCCATGTCTACAGTGAATCCATTGCGATAGATGTCTGCTATCACAAGGCATGTCTCCATAGTCAGTTCAACAACAGGAGTAAGTAAGCGGTTATCGTCGTCACGCAGATCGCTAGACTGTGCATAAAAGAGTTCCCAAGTTGTACGTAGATCAGCATAAAGATATTCCTTAAGCTCCTCATACGGTATCTCATTGATAGCCACACCATTCTTCATGTACTCCTTCAGGGTGTCCTGCTTCTTGAAGGCTAAGTCCCTGCGCACGGCACATGCTTCAAGGGACAGTGGTTCTTTCCTGCCACGCTGTAGCACATACTCGCACAGCATTGTGTCCCACACTGCACCTTCGTATTTGAATCCAGTTTCCCAGATCCACATTAGATCGTGCGGGATGTTGTGCCCAACCAACAGTGTACATTTATCCAGTATTGCTTGGATCTCGTCACAGTCTTTCTTACGATACTCATACGTGCAATCGTAGTTCACGTGATCAAACGTGTAGTGCTTAGGCTCTTCACCCTCCACTTGTATGCCCACCATCACCAGACTATTCGTAGGTGTGAATGGATCTAAATGTAGTTTGCCATCTGTCTTAGTGACAGTGTTCTCTACGTCAAGTACTACTCTCATTTTTATGAGCCTCTAAATATGTTACGGCACGCCTAATTCTTTCTACATTATCTTTGAATGCACCAAGGCCGGAGTTGCAGTGGTGGCAAACCCAGCCCCTGAAAGTGCCAGTATCATGGCAATGATCTAGAACCCACTTCTGTAGCTTCGTCTGACCATGCATTGATATCTCATCCATGTGCCTGTCGCAGATGGGGCACTCGTAGTCCTTATCAGGATATTCATTTTGTGCTTTAAGTGTATTTACTAAAGCTGAATGATTTCTCCTGCACGTGTTGCACATCCTTTTAATCTCGCCGGACTGCATAATCTGGAACTGACTATCTGGCTGTGTCAATCCGCATTTATTGCATGTGATGGCATCCTCGCCACAGTATTCCTCTGTGAATCCGAACATGTCTTCCTGCATAGGATCATACCTCATACCGCCCTACATGGTAATTCAGGTTGCATGTAATACGTCCGTGCCACCCGCTTAGTTTGTTCTTGGCTACGTTAATGTGGCGAGTGTAACCATCATCCTCTACGCCCTCTACTGGTGGGTCTTTAGCAATCAGTAACATCAGGTCAGCCTCACTGGCCTTGCCTGTCTTACTGCCCTCCATCATAGACTGGTTCAGGGTAGTGCGTCCCTCTGCCTCAGCACTTAACTGTGACATGTAGAAGATGGCACAGCCATACTCTTTGGCTACCTGCCTCGCATGGATTGCACATATCTTCAGCCCCTCGTGTGACTGATCGGGTGCGAACTTATCACCCATGTCAAGCACGACGATGTCAGGCTTATATGTTTTACATACAAGTTCTACCCAATGCATATTCTGCCCAGTCGCATCCTTGATGTGGATGTTCTGCTTCAGCTTACTCCATCGAGAGTGTGCCTCACGTGGGTTGTCACGTATCTCACGCATCGTCATGCCACTCGCCGCTGTCAGGTAACGTGCACCTACACGGTGTGTTGCCTCCTCGTTGCATAGGATAACTACGTTAGCACCTTGTGCGGCAAACCCATTCGGACCAGCTACAAGTGAAGCATGGAATGATGTCTTGCCTGTGTTAGGGCGAGCACCACCAACAATCAAATGCCCTGCGTTCACACCTTCGACATGCTGTGCAAGTGAAGGCAGATTAAAATGCCAACGAGTCTCAAGATCATTCTTCTCTAACAGTGTCTCAATCTCTAAGTCATCCCACTCAATGTTCAAGTCAGGCAGGAAGTCGTCACGATAGTTCTGCACTAGATTGCGCAGTGGCTCCAGTGATGTCTTTGTACCATTGACATAATCAAATCCGATGTTCGCAATCTCTTCACCTAAATACTGTTGAAATAGTTTAGATAAAATATCATTGGCTACATCGTTACCAATGGGTTCCTCAGCACGTAGCTTAGCGAAGATACTGTGATACACATCCTTCTGTGCAGTTGTCATCGTCGGATCAGATGAGAAGAACAATCCCTCAACCTCATTGACTGTGAGGTCACGGCGATACTTCTCCATGGCATGATCAATCAGTGTCTTGATCTTGCTTAAGTCTTTACTGAACAAACGGTGTGGGCACTTGTCTCCTTTGTATTCATCATAGAATTCCTTACTCAGTAGGCTTTTCAGTAGAGCTAGTTGCACTGTCTTGTTCCTTATCGCCGAAGATTTTATCCCAGTTATCTTTGTATGCACTCGTGTTGCTTACACGTGAGCGGTGTCCCTTGCCACCATGCCAATCGCCACCCTTCGGCTTATCACGGCTATTGATCCAGTCTTGGTTGCGCTCTTGCATTGTATCACGCCAGTGTTTACTCATCCATAGTCTCCTGCATGCCTGTCGAAACTTCTTCAGCCGTGTCGAAATACTTATCATGATCGTTGCTCATGTGTTCTTCTCCTCATCCTGCTCTTCAAAATCATACGGGATCACATACCCTGCACCACGTAGGAAGTTATGGAACTCCGTAGTTGCTTCATCCCATGAGACATGATCTCTGAGTTCCATTGTGATTCCTTTTACGGGCGATGGATCATCATAGTTTGCGAAGGTACCTTTAGGAGGTTCGTAGATAAGCCTGATCATGTTAAGCCCTCCTTATCATCCCACCACTCGACTGCTTCAAAGTCGTATGCCTCATGGTCTACCTTGAACTCACGGACAATCATGTCAACAGCTTGAATACGTAAGCTGATCTGGAATGCATCTTCCTCAAGATCATTCAGGACGTAGCAGTTTCGCTTAATGCCATTCTTGACATTCTCGTATTCATTAATCTGCCGTTCACGGTAATCCGTCAGTACCTGCACAACAACAGCATCTGCAACTTCATACAGTGCTTCCTGCACAATACTGTCCTCGCTAAGAACATCAATCAATTTATTTAGGTTCATTTTATATACCTCGCAATTGCATCTTCTAAGTCACTGTAGTGTACAGATGCCGGAACAGGCACACCCTGCTTAGGTGCTAGCTGTTCTGCAATCATCTTGTACCTATCGTACTCAAGGTGATCGTCGCTCATGTCTGCCTCATTGGCAAGGAATACTGCCCACAGATATGCGCACTCACCTGTCAAACCCGCACCATCATAGGGGCGTTCAATGTAAGGTAACTTATTCATACATTA